AGCAACAAAGTCATTTTTTCAATATGTTCCAGTTTATCTTCACGGGTCATCGATCCAAAAGACAGGATGCTTCCATAAATGAACTTTTGAAGTTCATTAATTTCTTCAAGTTCTTCCTGAATCAATTCGGAATCAAAGAATTTACTCATTGACAATTTCCCGCAAAAGTTTTTTGTACTGAAACTTATCAATATTTAGAAATGGTTTGTACTTCTTGATTTTTAAACTTACGGTTTCCCAAACAGGGTCCATAAGTTTCTTATCGAACACATTCCCGAACTGGAAAATTATATCATAAATCACCAGAACCTCAGGGGAAATCTTCCCGCCCAGGAATTTTTTTAGGACTGGTGGATGACCCTTCGAACAATTGAAAACATCTTCTAATTTTGTTTCCGAGAGTAATTCTTCCGATTGTTCTTTGAACAAGTAGGTTAAACTCTGCTGTCGTTTCATCCACTCTGTGTATATTCTTTCTCCAGAATTTATAATTTCGCCAATCCATAAATTGCTTGCGTTGTCTGTGGATATAAAATTTGATACTAGAAAATCTACAATTTCTTTATCAGAATATTTTCTTGAAGATTTTTCAAACCAATATTTATCCTTGCGACGATTAAAAGAAGTCAGAGTTGCTCTGGATTTCCCACCATACTTAAAGAAATCATATTTTGGATTTGTGAAATGACTTTTGAGAGAAAGATAATGTTGATAGCACTCAAAAGGACTCATAGGGGAAGTTTTGCTCTCGAAGTTTTCTTCATAAAGTTGAGATTGATAGCATCATACTTCAATCTTTCTTTCAGTGGTTTTGATACAAGTTTCGTAATTGAATCCACTTCAATATTATTCACTTCACAATAATGAACAATCGCATCAATATAATTGCACTTTTCTTCTGCAACAATTTTCTCTACTTCCAGTGCAAACTTGGAAGGAGTTAGAAATTTATCCTCTATTGCCTGTTCTAATTCTTTACTTGGTTCCATAGAGTTCCAATTTATCTCTAACAAATGTTCTAATATATTCGGAGAGCAATTTGATGTACTTTCCTTTGTCGTATTCTTCATAAACAACACATTCTCCATTTTCACAAGCCATAATAATGACTAATTTCTTTACCATTATACCAGTAATTTCGTATAACATACAACCATATGCCATACACTGAACAAAATAGTGTTCAATCCACTCGCGTGGTTTTGGTTTTTTAGAAGTCTTAAAGTCAATTATCGCTAATTCGCCATTGTATTCTGCAATACAATCGACAGTTCCCGCAATACCTAATTGCTTACTATATAGGGAACCTTCAAGAGCGTGAATATTATTTATATTATTAAGCTCCGCTTTAGCAATTTTAAATAAAAAGTCCGCCATCGGCGCCACAGACGGAAGATTTTGATTTTTAAGATGATTTTCTGTAAGAGAATGAAAGTCTGTGCCGCGAGAAGTAGCTGCCTTAGTAATCTTTTCTGCTTCTTCTTCACCAACTTTCTTGCGCCACTTAACAAAGATTTCACGATTAAAATGACTCGTAACAGAAGTAATTGAAACTAGTTTGAGTAGTTCTTCATCATCTGGAACTTTATAATATCGAATACCATCTATAGTCTCCCGATCAAGTTGTGGGAGTTCCAAATCAACATGATTGAACATTAAAACCTCACTCTCCCTTTATTATAGCACATTATTGTGTTTTTTTAAACTTCTTTCTAATGCCCTTTGTCTAATTTTTTCAATTGTTTCTGGTGAATGTTTTTTCCCATACATAGGATTATTTTCCCCATTTACATCGTGGTGATTTTCACTAATTCTTTTTTTAGTTTCATCACTAAGGGTTTTTCCAAGATGTTTTTCTCTAATTTTTTCTTTGGATTCTTCAGATAAAACTCTACCAGCACATCGTTTATTTCCTTTAGATGCCTCACTCATCTTTCTTTTGGTTTCATCACTATGCTTTTTACCATACATACCAACTTTTTTCTCTTTATGAAGTTGTTTAACTCTTTCAGAGCATTCTTGTCGGTATTCTTCAGTCACTTCCCAACCAAAAATTCCATCACCACCATCAGTTATATTATAACCATAAGGAACTTTACTATTATACTCCTTAATATAATACTGTTCCAATTCATATGCTCTTCCAGCAGTATCAACTTCTTCAATCAATTCAATAAAAAACATATTTTCACCATATTTTTTGATTGCTTCAGTTAAAAGAAATCCTCTTTTGGTATGTTGATAAAATCTTTCAGTAATGGAAAATTTGGTTATTCCGACATACTGTTTTTTATTTTCAAGATTGGTAATTAAGTAAATTTTATAAGACATATTAGTTCGTGATACTTACAATTATTTATATAGATTGGAAATTACACGAACTAATTATATCATACTTCAACTCCAGTTTCAGATTTAGCAATAAGATATTCTTTAACAAGACCTGATCTGCATATATCTTCGATACCAAATTCAATAATATCAACTGAAGGCATCGCTCTCAAAATTCTCATAAAATCAACAATTCCATTACGGTCATTAGTCTTCTGTAGGTCTGACTGAGTAGCATCTCCGCAAAACATAATCTTAGAGTTTTCGCCAACACGAGTAATGATTGAATCAAGTTCGTGCCCTGAAAGATTTTGGAATTCATCTACAATCACAATCGAATTATCAAGTGTGGTGCCTCTTAAGAATGAGGTACTCCAGAACTTAATCGTCTCTTGTGACTTAAGATTGCCATAGAGCATCTCAAACTCTGCATCAGAAGGCATCTGGAACATATACTTCACCATATTCTTGTAAGGAATTTGATAAATGTCCGATTTGTCTTCATATGAACCAGGAAGAAAACCAATCTCTCTGGTCGCAACTAAAGAACGAACTAGATAGATTTTTTCGTAAGGAGTTCTTTCATCCAGAACTTCACGAAGAGCATTATAGAGTGTGATGAAAGTCTTACCCGTTCCTGCACATCCATAGGCGACAAGATGTTTACCTTCGGCATATGCATCAAAAAGTTTTCTTTGATTGTCTGTGAGTGGGTCAATATCTAATAGATATTCACTCCCAAGTGCCTTTTTTCTTTTCATCTGACGGGTTGTAAGACCAACGCCGATTGGTTGGTCATTCGTCGTTCTTTTTCTTCTTGCCATATTAGGTAGGTTAGATTTTCTTTACACGAGAACCAGGTGCTTTTGCTGCTTTACCAAGAACATCATTCCATCCAGGATTTCTTGCGACGAGTTTATCTTTCCACTCGCCAACTTCTCCTGGTGTGGCACATCCTTGCGACCAATCCCTTTGCCATTCAGGATTATCCTTGTACCATTGAGTGATGTCATGAACACTCATTTCAATCACTTTCGTCTCACCAGTTTCTTTATGAATAATTGGATATATTGCCATTTGTTAAAATAATATGTATCGTTATTTAGACCCACTCAAGGGCTTGTGCAACTGTTGGGAATTGTTCGGAAAACACCTTCTTACATTCCTCTGCGATTATCATATGTTCCTTTTGAGTTCCATGAGCAGAACGGAGATTGATATAATGAATCCATGACCTGCAAGAACCCGTCATATAAATCCTGGTAGGAACTGCCAGTGGCAATACAAACCTTGCACACTCTTTTGCCACCTCTGCCTCTAGAAGGCGATTATAGAGGTTTTGAGCGGCAGCAAAGTGAACTCGGATATCTTCAAGCAATTTTAACTTTACATAGTCCCCAAGGTCATCTGTGGAGTTCTGACGGTTCTTTGTATCCTGCCTACGAAGTTCAGGAAGAGGAATTTGTTCTGAAATCAAATTTGTGTCTGCATATCTTTGTGAAAACTCTTGGAATGTGAAACTCCTATGGCGCAGAATCTGAGCAGCAATTCCACGATTTGTTTCAATCTCAAGCGTCATAGAAGATTGCTCAAACACAGACCAATGATTATGCTTAATACAATAAGCAAGCAACTTGGAATAGTTTTCGTTGTCTTGATTCGCAGGATTAGAAACTC